TATCTTTTCAAGATGCTGCACTACAATATCAAAGAGTAGCTTCAGCTGGTGTTGCCGCTGCCGATTTATTAAGAGATAAAGGTGTTACTGGACTATTAGGTTTTGTAGCGGGTGCTCAATATAGTGCGGAAGAATCTGTTAAAGTATTTGAAGAAACATTTTTAAATGGTGGTAGATTTAGTAAAGTTGCTAATGACTTAGCAGGTACATTAGAGGGTAATGTATCTATGGTTGAGGATTTTTACTTCAAAATTAAAGCTACGGCTGCAAAGCCATTGTTTGAAGGTTTAACACAACAAGTAAGAGATTTAGTTGGTGACTTTAAAGAGAATGATGCTGAATTAAAAAAATTAGCTAAAAGAATAGGTGAATCTCTTGCAGTAGGTTTTGGAAACTTAGGTAAGTTAATAAAGTTTGTTGTTGATAATTTTGATAAACTTGTAAAAGGTATTAAATTATTTTTAGGTTTAAAGATTTTTGGTTTTGTAAATGGTGTCGGTGGGGCATTTCTACTTTGGGCTGGAAAAATAAAAACAGTAAGACGTGCATTTATTGCTTTAAATTTAACTATGAAAGCCAATCCAATAGGATTAATAGTATTAGCTATTGAAGGTCTTGTTCTAGGATTTATAATTTTTGAAGATAAGATTAAAGATATTGTATCAGGAGCATTGAAAAACTTTAATGAAAATTTAAAACATATTCAAATAAACTTTTTAAAATTTAAAAACTTACTTAACTGGGGCGATGAAGATGTTAATCTTGCGGCTATACAAACATTAGAAGATGAGGTAAGAAATTTAAGTAACAGATGGGATGAGGCTGCTGAAGCTAAATTTGCTTATCTAAATGGTAGTAGTAATAGATTTGATGATGAAACTAAAAAGCTTCAAAACAGAAAAAATTATGTACAGCCATATAATCCTAGAGGTGATATGCGAGGCGAAGAACTTGCACGTATTAAAGCATCTCAAGCAAAAGAATTAGCAGAAGCTAATAAAACTAGATTCAGAAGAACTTCAGGATTAGGAACTTTAGGTGAACAAGGTGGTAGTAATCCTGAATTAGATAGAATTAAAAAAGTAGCCGATGCACAAAACAGAGCATGGGCTGAACAAAGAGGACAGATTCAAAAAGATAGTATATTAAAAGGCGATGCTAATAGAAGAGCCCTTGAAGCTATAAGACAACAAAGAGAAGCTTTATCAGAAATTGGTATTGATTCTAAATCTATTGCTACTACAATTGGTGATACTTGGGTTAATGGTATAAGAGCAGGTAACTCATTATTACAAATTACTAAAGATAGTTTTAAAAACATATTAGCTACTATAGCTGAAACTATGTTAAGAAAATCTATTGAGTATGGTGTAGAATTATTATTTCAAGCTTTACTTGGTAAAAAAGTAGATAAAGAAAAACAAGTTACTTCAGAAAAAAGAAAACAACTTATGTATGCAACACTTACAGCCGCAGTTGGCGGTGGCGGTGGTGGATTCTCATTCTTTGGTATGGCTAAAGGTGGTGTTGTGCCTGGTGGTGCTCCATATACTGACAGAGTACCTACAATGTTAACTCCTGGTGAAGTTGTTATACCTAGAGATAAGGTTGGTCAACAATCAGGTAATACAAGTATAACTAATATAAATATAAGTGGTAACGTAGATCAAAGATCAATTGATCAAATTAAAGGCGTTATATCTTCAGCTTCAGCCGAGGTTGGTGGTGCAAATAAAGCTTACACGAAGAATACTCAAGGTGTAAGAGGGAGAAATATATAATGGCTACAAGTGCAATTTTTAAATATGCTAATGACATATCAATGAATAGATCAGCTAACTCAGCTAGGTCTGTTACAACAGGTGGATATGCTAGAACACATAGATTAGGCCCAAGTGTAATGTCATTTGAGGCTGACTTACCTTTATTAACTGAGGAACAATTTAGAGAGGTTGAAAACGAATTGTTTAGCATTGATGATGGTATTAAATTTTTAAATGTAAATATTAGTTCTAATAATGGAAATAATATTATGCAATCAACATCAGTTCCTTTAAAAGCTGGTGAAACAAATATAAAATTAATAGCTTATAGTTATTCTACTACAAGAGAAATTACTTTAACAAATTTATTACCTAATACTACTGACATATTTAAAGTTGGTGATTTTTTACAATTTGAAAACTTTCATAAACTATATCAAATAGCTAAACCGTTAGGATCAACTGATTCTATATTTACATCTTCAAGTACAGGAACATGTAAGGTTAGATTATCAACACCTTTATTAAGTAGTGTTGGTTTACCAATTACGTCTGTTGGATCTACTGATAGATATTATATAGTTAGTGGTCAAGCTGATGAGCATGAAATAGTATCATATGATTTATATGGTGGCCCAACAAGAAATAGTGCCAATAATAGTCAAGGTGAAATAATATTTAAAGATGCTACATCAGGTACACAATTAACTTATGCTGATGGTACAGATATAAAATTAAGTATACCACTTGGTCTATTTTCAAATTATGACATAAATGGTTTTATAACGTCTTGTCTGACAGGTAATGATAATAGAGTTGATTTAACTGATGCACAAAATTTACAAAATAATAAATTAAGTCAAATAATATTTAGTAACTCTTATTCGGGAAATACTACTACTGGTACATTTACATTTAATTTTAATATACCTAATACTAGAATAGAACTTACAGATGTTTCTATGGTTGGACAAACATTAACTAATGAAATATTAATTAATGCTTTTACTACTCCATATCAAGATGGTACAATGACTATAAAGTTAAGTAATGGAAATACTGCTTTAGATAGTAATGGTAATCCTTTAGTAATAACTATACCCGCTATATATCATACAGCAGAACAAATTATAACTTATCTTGAAAATTTAATTGAAGCAGCATCATCTACTAATATTCTTAAAACTGATGGTGTTATAACAAACTTAAGTGTAAAAGCTTTTCCTGAAGATTATGGAGAAACTTTACCTAATCATGTTGGTTATTTTGAAATTACATGGGGTTTAGATTATGAAGGTTGTTCTTTAGAATATACAACACCCACTGGTACAGATGTTGTAAATTATAATCCTGTTAATTTAACTGGAGATATGGTTTCAACTATAATTACTAATGGTATTACAATTGAAAATGCTTCAGGTACATATACTGCTGGTGATTTTATAAACACATTAGTTGATGCACCTTTATTAGCAAACACAAGAAAAATACAATCAGTTACTACTGTAGGCACTACAACAACAATTAATTTTGTTACTGTACAAGAAGGTACAATAGCTACTGTAGGTACTTTTTCAGCTGCTGATCCTCTTAGAACAGAAACTACTCATACAAATGTTCCAGGTACAAGCAGTAATGCTGCAAGTGTTATTGGTACATTTAATATAGATGTAGATTCAACTGGGGCTATTACATCAGTTGTTGTTAACACACCAAGTGAAAATGTAAGAGTTGGTGATGTTATAACTATTGATGTTGCTGATATGGATAATAATACAGCTGCTGATTTTACATTTCAAATAGCTACTATTACAAATAATGGTATTACAGATTTTACTTCAACTAATTATGCTAATAAAGAAATTTATAAACATTTAAATGAAGCATCATCTACATCTAATAAAGTTTTATTTGAACTAACAAATGTAACACCATCAAGTGTTCATGTTAGTGATGTTAATATATTTATGGGTGCAGATGTTAATATGAAGTTAATGTTAACTAATAAACCAGCTGTAACAATTGTTCCTAAGGATGAAAATAAGAATTTATATAAATACGATACATTTAAATTTGCGGAGGTATTATAATGGTTAGAGCAATTACTAATAACTATCTTCAAGCTGAAGGTGGTTACCCAGTTCAGTTTGTTATTATACAACCAGATAGTGATGTTAAAAATGCTTTGTTTTTAAATACATCTTCAAGAATAATAACTGAAAATTTACAAGGTTATGGTGAAGTTAAAACATATCCTTCAGCAGGTGTTTTAGAATTAGCTGCTGTAGAAGAAACTAGAGATGTTAAGACTAATCAAATTACTCTTGCGTTAAATGGTGTGCCAAATACAATTATACCACTTTTAAAAAAGTATAATGGTATTGGTGGTATTGTAACTATTTATCAAGGCTGGATGAATGATCAAGATACTTTATTAAGTAAGATGGATACTGAAGCTACTATTGGTACATATATAAAATGGAAGGGTGTTATACACTCTCATTCTGTTGACGAAGAAAATCAAGAACTTGGTAAAGTTAAAATATCATTAGAATGTAAAAATATATTATCAACTATTATTGGTAGTACTAATGGTAGATTTACATCTAATAGTTCATTTAAAAGATCTTCAGTAGGAGATACATCAATGGAATTTGTAGCTGCTATGGCTACATTTAATCCTAAGTTTGGTAAAGAATAGAATGAAAATAATATTAATTATGGGACTGCCAGGGTCTGGTAAAACAACCTTGGCTAATGAACTGTCATTATTATTATTAAATTCTAAAAGAATTAATGCTGATGAGGTTAGAAAAGATTATGATGATTGGGATTTTTCTAAAGAAGGAAGATTAAGACAATCAAAAAGAATGTCTGACAAAGCACAAGCATTAAAACTAGAAGGTAATTATGTAATAGCCGATTTTATATGTCCAACTCCAGATACAAGAGAATTATTTAATTCAGATTATATTGTTTGGGTTGACACAATAGAAGAAGGTAGATTTGATGATACAAATAAATTGTTTGTAAAACCAGATAAGTATAATTTACATGTTACTACACAAGATGCTAAACATTGGGCATCAATAATATTAAAGGATATGTAATATGAATATAAGAATGGCTAATAAAAATGATACACAAGATGGTATAAAAGAAATAATAAAAGCAGTTAAAGAATTTCCTGACATGTCAATAAAAGGTTTAATTGTAACTAATGGATACTACGAAAATTTAATTAATTTATGTTTTGATAAAGGAATAATTATTGTTGCTGAAGAGGATAACAAAATTATCGGCTGCATAATAAGTTTATTAAATGCTAATATTTGGACTGCAATGAACGAACTTGTAACTCTTGTTACTTGGGTTCATAAAGATAAAAGAAATAGTTCAGCATTTTATAGAATGCATAAATTATATAAAGAAGAATATACAAAATTAAAAAAAGAAAACAAAATTGACAGAGTTCTTATGGCTTGTTTACCTAATAAAACAAATATTAAATTTGAAAAGTTAGGTTACAAACTTATTGAAAGAACTTATGAATGGAGATAAATTATGGCAGTAGCCGCACCGATCATTGCAGCAGTAACAGCCCAAACTGTACAAGGAATGGTTTTAAGATTCGCTTTATCTTTAGCTGTTTCTTTTATAACACAAAAGTTATTTGGCCCTGAGGCTCCTCCTGGAGCAGCTTCGGCTAATGGAGGTTCAGCACCAGATCCTGGGGTTAAACAAAGAATACCTTCAGATCCTTCAAATAAATTACCTATCGTATACGGAGAGGACAAAGTACACGGTTCAATTATATTTGCAGATATATCTTCTGATAACCAAACAATGGGTTTTATAATTACTTTATGTGAAGGCCCTATTAAAGGTATAAATGATATTTACTGGGATGATTATAAATTAGTATTTGATACAATTGAAGTTAATGATGATTTAGAAAATGTAGTAGGTACTATTCCTGGTAATAATGTTATAGATGCTATACACCCAGATGGTTCTCATGATGATTGGTTAAAAGACCAAATGAAAGTTCATAGATATCCTTACGGTGGAAGATGTGTTGAGATGGAAGCTTTTAGTTCTAAATGGGCTGCAGGTGCAGCTGATAGAACTATGCCTGATGTTGCTTATGCTTATTGCGAATTAAAATATGATAGAGAAAAACAAGTTACAGGTTTAACAAGTAAGTTAGCTTTTGAAATTGAAGGAAGATTAGTTAGAGAGTTAGAACTAGTAAATAATGATATTGTATTAAGAGGTAGATCTCCTAAAGATGGTATAACTGATATAGGTTTAGCAAATCCTACTTTATTTTCTACTACTCCAAAATTTTATGATTATCAAGGTGGATCAATTACTGGGACTGGTTATTGGCCAACAAATGCTTACGGATACGCTTCTTATTATGAAGGTTTCCAATCACGATTACCACAAGACTTAATGGTTCCTGGAGGAACATATGAAATTATAGACCTTGGCCTTAACATGTCGATTGATATAGATGATTATAAAAATGGTTCTCATACTAACCAAGTAGGTAGTTATGATACTTCAGAAGTAGAATTTGATTTTGTACAACCAGGTGAGCAATATAAGGATTTTAGTACTGGAAATTATGTTACATTTCAACCAACAGTTCCAGATGATGGTAGACGTATTCTTAACGGATTAAACATTAAAGATTCAGGATATGGTCTTACTGAATCTGTTATTCGACCTTCAAATATAAATGAAACTAGAGTTTGGGTAAAATATACTTATTTACTTAATGGTGTTAGTACAGATTATTATTTACCTTTAATAACAGATAAGTTTATAAATTCTGGTTATTTTAATTTTAATGGTGTTAATGATTTTAATGAACGTGACTTTGCTGTAAATTTTTTAGAAAGTATAATGGCTGGTACTGCTCATGATTTTGACAATACAGATGATAACCCAAATGGTTATCTTCCAATATATGCAGAAGGGATTGAAAAATTTGGTATAAGAAGAGATAGAATGCCTTATCATGTTGCAGATGCAAATGGTGTTGAGCCAACATTTCAATATGAGCCTGGACAACAATATTATACTGAGCCATTACCAATAAGTATCAAAGCATATGCTTCAGGTGATTACTCACAAACACCGCCTGAATGTTTAATAGATTATTTAACACATTATACTTATGGCTGTGGAGAATCAGTATTTGATAATGATCTTGATTTACAAACATTTTATGATCATAAACTATTTTGTAATACTTTAGTAACACATAATGATACTACTGGTACATCAGTTAGTAGCAAACAGTATCAGACAAATGGTTATGCTAATACAGGTGATGATAAAGATTTAAACATTTCAGATTTAAATGTTAACTCACAATCTATCTTTAGTTATACTTTAGGTAAGTTTCAAATGATTTCAGATAAAGTTGATACAGTTAAAAAGATATTTGATCATACTAATATATATGGTGATATCACTTTAATTAATGACGGTTTTAATTCTACTATAAATGAAATGACTTTAAAGTTTAAATCTAAAGCTGAAAATTATCAAGATGATCAAGTGTTTTTAGATTATGGTTTTAAATATTTTAATGAGCCTGAGTTAGCTAAAGACATATCTTTAAAGTTTTTAAATACTAATGTTGAGGCCCAAAGAATGGGTAGTGTATTAATGAATAAATCTAGAAGTAATAAAATTATTTCTTTTAGAACTGATACAAGAGCAGCAGAATTACAAGTTAATGATGTTATAGAAGTTAATGGTACTTATTATGATTTAAGTCAAAATGCTATTTTAACACATGACTATGTTAATGCACAAAGTTCTTTATCTTCTACTGCTTCTATTGGTGAATATAAAATGTTTGATAGTGCTCAACAGATGGATGTTAGATACTCAGACAATACACCAGCACATTACTTTGTACCTTATACAATAGTTAAGTTTGATGATTTATTAACTTACTTTAAAGAATGTATTAATGGACAATTCTTTGATCGTTCAGGAACTTTAAGTAAGTATCAAGTAGATCAAAATAATAAACTAGGTGAAATATTTTCATTAGTTACTTTTGTTGAAGGTTATACTGGTAATGTAAATGGTGGACAATTTCAATTTCATATTAATTCTATAGTATTTTCTGGTGATGCTGATGCTAATATAAGTATTAAAGTAGTAAATAATATTAGTAATACAACTTTTATAGGTGTAATAAGTCAATTTCAAGACAATGATAATGGTACTCAGTTTAGAGTAAACAGTATATCTGAAGTTGAACTTGATGGTGGTTTACAAGGATATTATTTAACTGCACAAATATATAATCCAAATGATTATAATGTAGGAGCATTAACTCAAAGGGCTAATGCCCCAACTTTAAATGCACAAACTTATAGTACGATTGATGTTGTTACAAATTTAGTTTTAAATAGTACTAGCCCACTTGCATCTATACCAAGTCTAAATGTATCATTTACTATACCCGCATCAAGTAATATTGAAGGTGTTGAAGTTTATTATTCAGAAGGGATAGCTGGTGCTAAAAAAGTTACTAATATTATTTCTGCACCTGGAAGTAGTTATGCAGCTAATAGTGTTCAAACAATAGATATAACTAGTGTGCCTACTACAACTGATTTATATATTTGGATTAGATCTTTTAATACTTTTGCAAGAGGTGATTATTCAACAGGCTTATCTGTTGGTGCTTGGAATCCTGCTAATGCCGCAACTAATGTTGGTAATAATGCAGTAAGTCAAAACTCAATTCAAAATCAAGCTGTTGGTTCAAATCAAATACAAAATAATTCTATTGGTACTAATCAAATAGCACAAGTTGTAGATTTTACTGGTAAGACGGTTACATTACCTGCTTCAGCTGTTAAAGCACATACAGGGGAATGGGATATCACAACTAAGACTGCTGATTTTACTGTAACTAATCAAGCTTATTGGCAAGGTTATTTTATAGATACAACAAGTAATACGGTAACAATAACTTTACCTACGGCTCCAGATGATGGAGATATAATTAAATTAATTGATGTTGGGGCTAATGCTGCAACTAATAATATTATAATAGAT